CCAATATCAGGAGCATCAAACTCCGGTCTATATATGCGATATATGTCCTTACACTTTTCTTGAATTTGTTGATATGCCTTATGACCAGCTTCATCATTGTCCGTTAATACCACAATGTTCATAGCTCCAGAAGAATCTATCAAGAGTTTCTGATAGTTACTCAAAGAAGAGCCAAATAAACCAACGCTGTTATGCAAGCCAGCTTCTTCGAGCCTCCACACATTTCCTGGGCTTTCAACTAAAATTATTGTTTTTGTATCCTTGATATAAGGTTTGGCAAAAGAAAAGTTGTATAAATTGTTTTGTGATTGAAAATTCTGATTGTGCTTCCATTTTGAGTAAATCCATCTTTTGTTGGGTTCTGGGCATTGTTTGTTTGGATGGTGGTAAGATTTACAACTAGAACATTGTGAATGTATGCTTCTACCTGTGCATCCGGTAACATACATTCCATCTGTTGAATATACTGGGACTACTACTCTATTATAAAATGGTTTCTTGGGGTTGTCACATAGGCCGACACTATATTTTTCTAATACTTCCCTAGAATAGCCTCTATCTAGGTAGTATTGAGCAGGTATATGCAATGACCGCTTAACTTGCTGCGGGTCTAATTTCATTTGTTCGGATTGCGTATTTTTGCTAAAATTCTTAGCTATATATACAAAGTTGTCCACACTACTTGACTTTGTTGTATTAATGCTATCGAGGTCTTTATTTAAAAATTTAAGGATAAATTCTACGGCTTGTTTAAACGATACTGTTTTATCTCCAGATTCCGACCATTCATACTGTTGTCTAGATAACACACCTCTAACAAAACCAATGATAGAAGATTTGAATACTTCTTCACAGTTGTGTGTTCTGCATTTCCAATTGCCCCTATACATATCTCCTGTATAATAAAGATTTAAGGCTGAGTGATTGTCTCCTTCGTGAATGGGGCATCTACAAAGCACCATCTTATCTGTCATTCTGTAATCTTCAACGCCCAGCACTTCCAATAATTTTTCAATATCATCACAAGCTAGGTCGCACAAATTTTTAAGTTGCGTTTGACTATACGAAGTCGATTGTTTCATCAGACTGTTCATTGATTATAAACCCATCATTTTTAGAGGAAATATTGTTCTTAATTTCTAATTTAGTATTACCTTCAGTAATTTTTGCACACCAACCTTCCATATGACAATTGATATAGTCATTGTCATCCAATCCTCCACCATGTCTACTAATCACTGGAATTAGTTTTCTATTTCCAGCTTCTGGTCCATCTTCTGCAATTTCTTCATCAGATTTTCTTTTGAATATTGTAAAATTACTACATAACCATATGATTCTATCCGAGCCGCTGGCTGTATCTGTTGATTCTTTCGTGATACCATCTCTGTTTAATTGTATAAAAGAAACAATCGGTACTTTATATTTATTTGCTAAGTTATGCAAAGATGTCATCATGAAACCGAGCACTTGATATTCTTTCATGTCTTGAGAAATGCCCTGGCTATCCATAAGTTTCAAATAATCATAAAATATCACGCAGTCTTTAGCAGTTCCATCTGAATTGAGACCCACATCTTTTACAAGCCATCTTTTTATAACAGACAACTGCTCATCAAACGGTTTGCCAGAAATAGATTTATAATAAAGTTTAGATTCTTTGAGTTGTTTGGCTGCTTCTAGAATCTTAGTCTTTTGCATTTCGCTATTAGCAAATTTTCCGGTCTCAATTTTATTAATTTCTATTGATGAAATCATGGCTAAAATTCTATGTATATGGTCTTCATGGGACATTTCTGTATCTAGATTCAAAACAGGGATTTGTAATTTCGAAGCTATATGAAAACCCATATTATCAGACAGCAAAGTTTTACCGGTTTTTGGTCTTGCTGCAATAACATTAACCGTACCTCTTCTCAAGCCTCCTCCTATAGATTGATCATAGATTGGAAAGCCGGTTGAGATACCGACATTGGTAACAGGATTGCTGATTAAATAATCGATGTGTTCATCAACAGTATCTCCGATATGTATTGGCTGATTTTCAGCATCAGAAACAGAGGATCCAAAATCAAACACCGTATCTTCTGCTATAGCTAAAATTTTACCAACACTTTCTGTACCTGTAAGATCTCCTATCTTCTTACCAGCAAGTTCTAGTTTTCTTTTAAGAGTTCTTGCTATTTCTAATTTTTTAAGAGTAGCAGCAAACTTTCTCAGATTTTCTGACTCTACAGGAAAATCTATAAGAGATTTTAAATGCTCGCTTTCGCTTTTGCCAGCAAGTACGGTATCGCAACCTAATTGCTTTGCGGCAGAATATATTGATGGAACATCTATGGTTTTTGTATCAGACTCTTCATAAATTTGCTTTATACACTTATATATAATACTATTGGTTGATATAGTAAAACTATTTTCCGAAACAATATCAGAAACATCCAAATAAACATTTTCACCATAAGTAATAATACCAGCTAAAACAGCTCGTTCTGCGGCAGGATCTGATAACATATTTATCCTAGATTGGGGTTTGACTTAGTTTTTTGTATAGAAACAAGAACGTCAGATAAATTTTTTAAACTATTTGCCATATAAGATAGTCTGTCATTTCTTTGTTTCGCATATTTTTTTATTTGATTCAGAGCGTATGCTTTTTCGTTATGTTTAATAGCTTGTAGGGATTTTTCTACGTAGCCATATCCTTTATAATTATTGATTTCGTCGGCTATAGTTATTTTAATTTCTTCTTCAGCCCAGTTGTATCGAGCTATTTCTCTATTAATAGTTCTTTGCAGATGGAAAACAAATTGAGATAGTCTATATGCTATTTGTCCACAATCGGGAGGTGTTAATTTTTCTAGATCGTCCCTGTTCATTGTAAGATAAGTGTTGAGTTCCTGTTCAGGCAAAGCATCTCTACTATACTTCGGTAATCCGACGCTTGACTCGTATTCATCAAGAATTTTATCCCAATATTCTACTTGTTCTTTGGAAGTTTTACTCATGTATGTTCAGCCTTTCACCCCATTGTACCACAGATTCGTCATAAGGCAAGTCAATAATTTTGATATCATTGATATCGCACCAATCCCTTTTTTCCCTATCCCTTCTTTTATGTTTCATAAAATTTAACTGTGTGCCATGAAAAAATGGAATGAACTTATAGTGTTGCTCACCATTTACTTCAATACACAATTTTAGTAATGGTACATAAAAATCTAAAAATAAAGTAGTACCATATCTTAAAGGTATGCCGACTTCCTCCAGTATCTGCATGGTAGGAAAAGTATCTTTAATTAATTGACGAGCTTTGAGATGCAGATCAGATTTATTTTTCATCTGACCTTTTGCGATATGTCCAGTTAATGACCAATTTTGAGTATTGCCGTCTAAATCTACAATTTGCATACTAAATGCCCATAGTTGTTTTTACTTCTTGCCAAAGAGAATCATAAAGCTCAGGATTTCCAGATAGATAATCTATTGCTTTTTCCATGCCTTGAAATTTTGGTTTATCTTCAATAGAAGAGTATGTGTACCAAGCGCCCCCCTTAGAAATTAAACCCAAATCTACTGCTAACTTAAATAGTTCGGCATTTTTATCTATCCCCGTGCCATACCTAATAAAACTACTAATACTACCCCCAGGCGGACCAAGAGCCGAGCACAACACTTTCCAAACCACCTCTTGACCTATCTGGTTTTTATCGTCTTCTTTTCCAATCGACCAAGCCTTAAAATATTCTGCTCTAATTTTGATATCTGTTTGATAAGCAATAGCTTGTCCGCTTTTTTCTTTCCATTCTACATTACCATATCCAGGATTACCCATTAAATGCGTAATACCGATCACTATATTTTGATTAACAGGAATAACATTCGCCACTTTTCTGCAAAACTTAGCTAATAATTTTGCACCATCAGCTCTTTGCATTTTATCCATACCGGAAGTAATCTCAGCTTCCGTACATAAAGCAGAATATGAGTCTATGATAACTATAGAGCCAGGTTCCTCATTGATAATTCTTTCTGCAATTTGAAGATATTCTTCTGCATGCAAAATTTTGCCAGTTTGAGAACCTATAATATTAAATCTGTCTAAGTCTAAATTAGGTATCCCTTGAATGTCTCTCTTCTTTAATCTACCTTCTATGTTCAGGTAATACACTTGTCTGCCCTTAGCAAAACTTCCGTGAGCGTATTCTGGCTTTTGCGCTGTGGCAGCAAAGTCTAGCGATGTGGTAGTCTTGCCGCATTTAGGTTGTCCCGTAAATACTATAAAACTTCCTTCCGGGATACCACCTCCTAAAACAATATCTAGCGAAGGACTTACAGGAATCACAATCTGCTCTCTGTCTACTACAGAATTGCCCGATACAACAATGCCGTCGCCAAACTTTTTATTAACATCGTCTTTAATTTTCGTCATTGTCTATATCCTCTAGTTTATCTAAAATACTACTTTTATTATTGTGTTTTCTATAAGTGTTGACCGCATTTCTTACCAATTTTTTAGTTAAAGTCTGATTTTCCTTCTCCACCTCAAGAACTTTCTCTTCTATAATCTGTATCAGATGAGGTGCTCTCAAGGAAAAAATCTTTTGTGCTCTGTAGTCATTCAAAGCTCGAATGACAGGCTTCTCTCCATACTTGCTAATCAGTTTGTTGGCTGTGGCTATTTGATTACGGAAAAATCTAGACCATTCCTTATTCAGCCAAAAACGATAATAAAGATCCTTTTTATCTTTAACCGCTTTGTGTTCACACACTATTTCTGTAACGTACTGAGCAGCAGTTACTTGAGATTGTGAATATTTAGAATTGTATTTCATTGCTTTGGTAAATCAACGTCTTTAGCCGCTTCTGCTAAAGATTTATTCAAATGCTCTTTAAACTTGTCTATAAAAGGCTTATAGTCTTCTGCTACAGCA